CCCGTGATCCGAAGGTGCGCCGCACCGAGTGCCTCTGGATCAAACCCTGAATTCCCATCTGAAAATTTCTTCCGTGATGCCGATACTTCCGGCTTGAACAGTGAGGCGGACATGGCCGTGGAATATCCAGAGATCCTGACGGACCTGGGCGAGCATCTGGCGGAAAAGTTGGAAGGGCGCGGCATGGACTCCGAGCAGGCCTCGGACCTGGCCTTCGCCGTCACGGAATACCTGCGCCGCTACTGGGGTGGCCAGGAGGTCTACATCCCCAAGGCCGAGCACCTGGAGCAGGCCAGCCGTGACCGGCTGATCTATGAGCACTTCGCCGCTGGGTGGAGTTTCGTCCAACTCAACCGGGAATTCAACCTCACGGAACAACGCATCCGCCAGATCATCCGCGCGGCCCGCTTGGCGCGGCGGCAGAAGGCCATTCAGCCCCTCCTGCCCCTGGGACTCGATCCCGCCAGCTGAGGGTCGCATCACCCCTCGTTTCCCCCTGGGATCCCTAACGGCTTCCCCAAGGGGACGTCCACCCGCGCACGCCGCTGGGGCTATGAGCCCCGCCTTGAGGAAGGCCCCTATGCCCCTGAACCCCGCCGACATTTCCCGAATCTGCCGGGTGCCTCTCCCGAACGTCGAGAGCGCCTGGCCACGTATCCTCTATGCCCTACGTCAGCAGGACATCGAGGGAGACCTCCCGGAGGTGGCCGCCGCCGCGACCATCGCCGTCGAGACGGCCCGCTCCTTCAAATCAATCCACGAGTATGGCGGCGCGACCTACTTCACCAAGCACTATGAGGGCCGCAAGGACCTTGGAAATACGGAACCCGGCGATGGCGCCCGCTTCCATGGCCGGGGCTTTGCCCAGCTCACGGGCCGCGCCAATTACCTCCGCTATGGCGGCCTCATCCACGTGGACCTTCTGGCGAATCCCGACAAGGCCCTGGACCCGGACAACGCGGCAGAAATCTTCGGGCTGTTCTTCCGGGAGCGGGGGATCGAGCGCCTGGCCAACGCCCACGAGTGGCTTTCCATTCGAAAGCGGTGGAACGGGGTGAACCGTGCCACGGGGCTTCCCAACGGTTGGATTGAATTCAACGCCTGCGTCGTCGGGCTTCTGGAGGCGCTCCATGTCTAGTTTCGATTGGAAGGGAGCCATCGGAAAGGTGGCGCCCTGGCTGGCCACCACGCTGGGAGGTCCCGGCGCAGGGCTCGCCGTGGAGGCCATCTGCAAGGCCACCGGGCTGGAGCCTTCCCTCCAGAACGCCCAGAAGGCCGCCGAGATGGCGGCGGCGGGCTCCCTCACGGGCGAGCAGTTCCTGGCCCTGCAAAAGGCCGAACAGGACCACGTGGAGCGCATGCAGGCCATGGGCTACCAGCAGCTGGAGGATCTGGAGGAGATCGCCTTCAAGGACCGCGATTCAGCCCGGAACCGGGAGATCCAGGTCAAGGACCACACCAACCAGATCCTGGCCTACACCATCACGCTGGGGTTCTTCGGGACGCTGGCCTACATCCTGAAATTCGGCCTGCCCCTGGAGAACGAAGCCGCCAAGAACGTCCTGCTCATGCTGGTGGGCTCCCTGGGCACCGCCTGGACGACGGGCGTGGTGGGCTACTACTTCGGCAGTTCCTCGGGCTCCGACCGCAAGACCGACCTCCTGGGCCGCCTCCAGGGGGCCAGTCCCCAGGAGGACAAGTGAGCCGCCGCCAGCCATCCCCTCCGCGCCCCCTCTGCACGGAGGGCTGTGGTGAACAGCTCCTGGGGGAGATGAAGGGCAAGCTGGACATGATCCACGAGACCCAGATCGCCCATGGGCGCAAGCTTGACACCCTGGATACCCGGCTTCGCCAAACCGAGAACCGCACGGCCGCCATGGGCGCCGCCGCCGGGCTCTGCATGGCGGTCTGCGTCGAATTCGTGAAGGGCATCCTGCGGAGGAATTGATGGCCCACGCCCCGGAAGTGAAGCATCGGGCACGGGCCTTGTATATCCATGAGGGCCTCGGCCTGGAGCAGGCGGCCCAACGACTGAAGATCAGCCCCCGCACCACCTCCCGCTGGAAGCAGGAGGCCCTGGACGAGGGCGACGACTGGGACAAGGCCCGGGCGGCTTCTCTCCTCGCGGGGGAAGGCCCCGAGGCCGTGAGCCGCGTGGTGTTGGAGGAATTTCTGAAGCTCTTTCAAAGCACCCTGGAAGACCTCACCCGGGCGTCGTTGAAGCCACTGGAAAGGGCCGAGGCCATGTCCCGCCTCGCCGACGCCTACACCAAGACCATCCGCGCCATCACGAAGAGCGCCCCGGAATTGAACCGTCTAGCCGTGGCCAGCGAGGTGCTGCAGCTCCTGGCGAAATTCGTGCGGGACCGCTTTCCGGCCCACGCCGTGGCCTTCATGGAAGTCCTGGAACCCTTCGGCGAGGAATTGGTGAAAGTCTATGGGTAGCAACCTCTCCCGGCGGGAGTTCCTGGCCGGACTCTCGGCCTTGGCGGCGGAGCTGCGCCAGGAGATCGAGGCCAAGGTGGACGGCTTCGATCCGGACCCCAAGGCCCAGGAGCGCCGGAAGGCAGAGGCGGAACGTAGCCTGGCCTTTTTCGCGCGGACCTACTTCCCTCATTACTGCTCGGCAGCTCCTTCGGTAATGCATGAATGGCTCTTTGACCGTCTAGGCCGCTTGACGCGTGCCAAAGCAGGCGCAAAACTAGCCCTCGCTGCCCCGCGTGGCGAGGCCAAAAGTACCCTGGTCACGCAGATCTTCGCACTATGGTGCGTCGTTCAGGGGCGGCGCCATTATATCCCCATCATCATGGACGCCTTCGACCAGGCGGCCACCATGCTGGAGGCCATCAAGGTCGAGCTGGAGGCGAATCCGCGTCTCAGGCTCGACTTCCCGAAAGCCTGCGGGGAAGGCCGGGTCTGGCAGGCCGGGGTCATCGTCACGGCCAATAACATCAAGATCCAGGCCTTCGGTTCCGGCAAACGCATGCGCGGCTTGCGCCACGGCCCCCACCGACCGGACCTCGTCGTCTGCGACGACCTGGAGAACGATGAGAACGTGCGCAGCCCGGAGCAGCGGGACAAGCTGGAGGCCTGGCTGAAGAAGACCGTCCTGCGCCTCGGCCCCGCCGACGACAGTCTGGACGTGATCGTCATCGGGACGATCCTTCATTACGATTCCGTCCTTTCCCGGTTATTGAAGAATCCTCTCTGGGAGAGCCGGAAGTTCCAGGCCGTGATCCAGTGGCCCAACCGGATGGACCTCTGGGATCGCTGGGAAGAAGTCTTCCGCAACGAGGGCGCCCCGGCCGCCGAGGCTTTCCATGCGGCGCACCGGAAGGACCTGGAGGAAGGAGCCCTCGTCTCCTGGCCCGCCATGCGGCCCCTCAGGAAACTGATGGAGATCCGGGCGCGAGACGGGCATTCCAGCTTCGATTCCGAATTGCAGAACGATCCCTTGAGCTTTGAGGACGCCCCATTCGCCAAGGTGACCTACTGGGTGGAGGAGCTTCCCCGGTGGATCTTCTTCGGGGCCTGCGATCCTTCCTTGGGGCGCCTGGGCAACCGGAGGGACCCCTCCGCCATCCTCGTGGGCGGCTTTGACCGATCCACGGGCATCCTGGACGTGGTCGAGGCCCAGATCGCCAAGAGGCTGCCGGATCGGATCATCGAGGACGTCATCGCTGCCCAGACCCGCTGGAAATGCCAGGCCTGGGCCTTCGAGTCCGTGCAATTCCAGGAGTTCCTGCGCACGGAACTGGTGAAGCGCAGTGCCCAGCGTGGGATTCCGGTGCCCGCCCTGCCCGTCATCCCCCATACGGACAAGGATCTGCGCATCGAGGCCCTCCAGCCCCACGTGGTCAACGGCCTCATTCGCTTCCATCCCAGCCAGACCACCCTACTTCAACAGCTCCGGCATTGGCCGAAGGCCGACCACGACGACGGCCCGGATGCCCTGGAAATGCTCTGGAAGCTCGCCGTGGCCCGGGCCAGGGGCTATGCCTACGAGCCCGTGCGGCGCCATGGCGAGACCAGCTTTCGGGCGGAAATGCGCAAACTCAAAGGAATCTGGTGATGGCGACCCTCTACGATGCGAACGGCAACCCGGTGGACTTCCGGCTCCTCAAAAAGGAGCTGGCCGCCCCCAGCCTCACCTCCGTGCGCCAGATCGTGGCGGAGCATCCCAGCACGGGGCTCACGCCCGAGAAGCTGGGGCGGCTCCTGCGGGTCTCGGAGCACGGGGACCCTCTGGCGTATCTGGCTCTGGCCCAGGACATGGAGGAGAAGGATCTCAACTACCGCGCCCAGCTCCAGACCCGGAAGCTGGCCTGCGCCGGACTTCCCCTCGTGGTGGAGGCCGCCAGCGACTCGGCGGAAGACCAGGCGGACGCGGACCTGGTGCGGGAAGTGATCAGCCAGGAGGGCGTGGAGGACATCCTCACGGACATCCTGGATGCGCTAGGCAAAGGCTTTTCCGTCTGCGAGATCCTCTGGGACACCCAGGGGAAGCTCTGGATCCCCAAGGGAATCCCCTGGCGCCCTACAAGTTCATCGTCCACCGACCCAAGCTCAAGAGCGGCATCCCCATCCGGGGCGGCTTGGCGCGGGCCTCGGCCTGGTCCTATCTTTTCGGCAGCTACGTTCTCAAGGATTGGGTGGGGTTCTGCGAGCTGTTTGGGCAGCCCATCCGAGTGGGGAAGTATCCCGACGGGATCGATGAGGACAAGATCGAGATCCTGCGCCGCGCCGTGCGCGAACTGGGCACGGACGCCGCCGCCATAATCCCCGA